GGCTGCTTCATTAATGACTTGTAACGCTTTGCTGCGGTTTGGTCAATAATTTTATAAACGTGGAAAGGAGCAAGTTTTGCTTTATCAGTAATTAACTTTACGATTGAATAAACTATATCATTTGACTGATAGCCGTCTCTAACGTAAGCCTGTGCGTTTTGCCCTTGCCAAGTAACTATCCCTTGTTGAATTGCTACTTGAGTATTGAACGGCATTTGAGGTAAAACAGTATTTACTTTCTTTTTACTAAAGAAATCTAATAAGCCCATAAATGTACAATTTAGTCAAAGTTAGTTATTTTATCCTAAAATACACTTACTACAAATTTAGGAGTATATTCAAAAATCATTCTCATAGCTAAACAGTCGGAGAAATCCGGAGACCGGCCAATCAAAGCCTTTACTTTATCCTTTGGTATTATTCCATTGCTACCGTCTTTGTCAACGTGCTTTTGTTTTACTTGCTCTAACTCTTCGATTATTAGTTGCTTTTGTTTGCCGTCTGCATTGATATATAAATTGCTATTATTTATTAACTCGGCTAACTTATAATAGCATTGTGATTTAAGGTTATCGTAATTCTCTTTTGTCTTAGTGATTGGGTTTTCTAACGCCCTGGAGTTATTGACAAAGCCTTTGCACCTAAGTATATCGCAAACGCCGCCACCTACTCCGTCCTCGTCCACTACGATATTAGAGGTTGCTACTTGATATTCCTTTTGTAGTTTCTTTATGATTTCAGCGACCTCGACAACGCTTTTACCATTGTATTGAAACAGTTTAACACGATACCCACTCCATAAGCCAATGACAGTACTATCGCTACCAAAACGAGCAACGTCGCAAGAAATGTAAGATGAGCCACTAGGTAAATAATCGCTAGTAAAGCAATCAAGTATTTTTTCATAGTCTATTAATTGAGCGGGATCGGATAAATATTCCCAGTTGCCAAATAGCAATCTCTCTTTGCTTACTTTGTCAAGGGATAAAAGGTTTTCTTTATAGTGTTTTGATATGAAGGGATTGTCGTCTATTAACGAAGTAATAAACTTTTTATTGTTTGCAATGCTTCCGTCTTGTTGAGGCTTGTAGAACTCCGAGTAAGTCCAATTCTTTGCAGGGTTGCAAGTGTAAAGTATTTTAGGCACTAAGTCGTTTTGGTCTAATTGAAATCTTATTCTTGATTTAATAATGTTACGAGCTTTGTCGTCAACCTGGTTGGCCTCGTCAATAAATGCGTCCGTAATCTCAAGGGAACCTAATTCGTCAAAGTTAGGGTCACTTGGATAGGAATATAAATCTTTAAGTAGAATAGTTGAGCCGTTAAAGAACTCTATTTGGCTAGATTGTCCGTTGTACTTATAATGCTTATTAGCGTCTAAGCCTTGCATCTTTGCTACTTGAAAGAATGAAACTAAGGTAGTTTCTTTGAGCGTCTTTAATACCGCCCGGCCTATTAGTCCTCTTGTATTAGGATATTTTAATCGTTGCTTTAATTGCCAATAACAACCTAATGCAGTCTTGCCGCCACCGGCTCCGCCACCGAATAGTATTTCGTTTGTTGTTTTATCCTCGAGTAAATCGAGAGCAATAGTTTGTTTTATGGATAGTTCCATTATAGGCTTCCCTTATTTTCAACGTATGTTTTTTTCTCTTCCCAATTAATTGTCATTGATCCGGTTACTTCTAATTCAGCGGATTGTTTTGCTCTGCCCTCTAGACGGTCAAGTATTTCTTTATAAGCGTTTAAGTCTCCTTTAAATGCCTTTTGTAGTACCATTAAGTCTAATTGTTCGGCCACCGTAAACTCTTCCTTTTCACCTGTAATTGGGTTGGTCTTTATTTGTACCAATTCCAATAATCTTAATAATCTTGTCTTGCTATTAGGTACTCCTTTTGGTCTGCCATTCGGGTTTCTTATCTCTCCTTTTTGCGCCGGTATTAAGTTTTGTTCGTTCGCCATATCTCTAATCTCTTTCTAATTAATTACAAAGATACGCCACAATTAGGGCAAACCTTGCCACCTTTAACGTTATCTTGTTTTTCTACTATGTCATTATTAGCAAATGCCGGTATATCTAAACCCCAATCGTCAAGGTCTTCTATGTTCCATTCGTTAGCCAATAGTTCCCAATTATGCTCACCGAAACTTATATTGTCCTTTATGATAAACTCTTTCTTTTGCTCTTCGGTTAAATTGTTAGCGTGAATAACTGGCACTTCACTAAGTCCGGCCTCAATACAAGCCTTTAATCTCATATTGCCACCCAATACAATATTGTTTTCGTCTATGACTATTGGCCTAAGTTCTAGCATTTGCGGAAAGTCCTGAATAGACTTTACTAATTGTTTAAACTTATGATCCTTTATTATCCTTGGATTGTTTGGGTTGGGTTTGATTAATGTTATTAGCATCTTCCTTGACCTTTATACGCCTTTGGGCGTGGTGAATGTTTATTATAAGATTTCTTTGCTTTGCCTTCTTTCTTTTTACCAAAGGATATTTTACCGTTGTTACTTAGTTTCGCCATATTGATTTATTATTTCGTTTAGTTCGGATCTACTCCATTTTTTAATTAGTCTATGCTGATACTCTAACTCCTTTACTTTGCGTTCGCCTACTTTATCAATTAGGTTTCTGCGATAGCCTATTAAGTGGAATTGGTCAAAGCCGTTGCATCTTTTACACTCACCGTTTACATTGTACTCGTCAAAGCGTAAAGCTGAACTACCCTTAACAGGAACGTAATGTCCGGCATCCATTAAGTCGGTTGATTTAACCTGGCCGCAACTAATACAAGTAAAATAGCCATCTTCACTATCTCTTTGCCTTATATATCGATTAAATATAGTTTGAGCCTTTGTAGTTAGTTTAGGAATAGTTATTAATGCCATATTGCAAAACTAGCTATTTAATTACTCTAAAACAAACAGTCCGGCCATTTACCTGAAATCGTTTCTTTTGTAGTGGATTTAAACCGGCTCTTATTCCGTACTCGGTTAACCCTGTTATTCTTTTTGCGTATGCTATTGACCTAAATACTGTTGTTTCTTTTGTTTCTATGTCAATCATTTTAATCGGCCTACTATTTTCTAATCCTTTTACTTCGCTCATACTCTTTTTATTAATCTAATCAATGTCGCCATTCCATAAATGATACAAGATAAAGGGATGCTAATAAGAAAAAACTTTAAATATTTCATTTCTCTTCGTTTGAGTCGGTGAAAACGTAAATTGTCGTACATAATGCAGTAAATATAATTACGCATAAAAAGCCTAATAAGAAATTCATAAGTTATTTGTTTTGGTTATAGGTTTGGTTGTAGTATTCTTCCCATTCATTATTCCAATTTGGAGGAACTGAAAATTCTGCATAATCCATACCTGCTTTAAAAGAATTTATTATCTGCTCTTTTTCTTTTTCCATACAATCATTTTTAAACATTTCCCAATGAATGCTATCTTTTTCAATATATAGCATTTCAATCCTTGCTAATGCTAGTTCCATTGATGTTTTCATATTTGATTGTTTTTAAAAAGCTATTATTGTTTCTTTAATTTTATTTCTATACTTTGTTTTTTCAATATGTCTATGACAGTCGGCACAAGTAACTAAACTAAATCCTGTTAAATTGTTTTTCTCAATTTTAAATTCATTATACTTTTTTGTTATTCCACATTTTTTGCACTTCCTCATAAAATTCTTTTTTCTCTGTTATTAAATTTGTTTTTGTTTTTACGTCTTTATGTGATGCATAATAGTTTATAAAATCAGGAGTGTATGCATATTTTTGAATCCCCTGTTTCTCGTATTTAACCTGATAGATTTTCAAAATATTTTACTAAAGCTAGTTTTTTACATTGTGAATCAATAAAATTATCATCCTTTACTCTTTTACTAAATTCTTTAGCATCCTGTCCGTATAACTTATTTAGTTTTAACAAATTATCCTCACGAACCATCCTGACAATTTGCAGCATTTCGCTAGGTTCAAATTTAAGTTTTCCCTGTCTTAGCAATATGGCGAATACCTTATCAGCATTAAAAACCCTGTTAAAGTCATTTTTAGGCGATTGTAGCCACTCTTTTTGGGTGAATGATACTATGTCCTCATCCGATAATTTGGGTGGCTCTATTGGGCTTAAAATCGGTTTTATCATTTTCCTAACTTCTATTGCCTTTTTTGTGTAGGCTGCCATAACCTGCCCAATAAACTTAGGGCTGAACTTTTCATAGTGTTCGGTACTGCAATCTAACTTACCCTGTACTGCCATTTTAAACGCTATCCTAAACTCCTCAATGGTGTATAGTGGGTAGCTAGTCCTAATAAAATCCTCAATAATCATCATTTCATCTTTGTCAGGATATTTTGTAAATCCTAGCAAAGTGAAGATGTAAGCTAAATTTTCCTTTAAAGTGACAGGTGAAATAAGATTTAACTTGCTGCCTTTGAAAGCATCAGCTATTTCATTATCAGCTATTGACCCACTCTTTAAGGGATGCCATTCGTTCCTGACTTGTGGCAGTTGGTTTAAATGTTTTTGTATTTCCATAACGTAGTTTATTTTTTATCCAAGTATTAACCCTCCTTTTTACATCGAAGAACTTTTCAAGTTCGTAGCGCAATTTACCATTTTTATCCGGCTCACACCAATATTCTAAAAATTCATCATAAGAATCAGCTAATAAATCTTTAAAATCTTTTATACTATCTATAAATAATTCCTTATTATTATTATTATTTATATTTTCTTTTATTTCCTTTTCTTTTCTTTTCTTTGCATTACCCTCCCCAATAGCCCCCCCATTAGCCTCCCCATTTCCCCATCTAGATATTGCCCCATTTTTACCACTTTGACTTAATTTTGCCCTAAGTCCTAGATGGTCATTTAATCTTTCTGACCAAAACTCACCCTCATTAATACTAAATAAATCAAATTGCATTATAACTCCTTTGACTTTTATGTCAGTAGATTGCATTTGCATTGACAATATTGGTATTAATTCTAATGGCATTTTACCACCTGCTTCTGCTAATTTTTCAATTAAAAACCAATAAATACCATAGCCCTCCATACCCAATTGATGCCTAAGAAATAATACCTTTGTATCATTAGATGCATTGTAATCGTGGCTAAAATAATAAGACTTGTTTTTCATAAAATAAAAATGGGGTTCAGATTCCCTGCTAGTCGTATTAGCAGTTCATCATCCCCCCAATATTGGTTAATAAGATATATACGACATACCTTTGTTTTAATTAGATGACA